TCAGAAAGCCCGTGTTCATCGACTTTCCCTTCTTCGGTGTACGCATCATCGAGGGTGGTCTTCTTCGGCCCTTCTTCTTTGGCCACGGCTTTCCACTTTTCCTCTAAAGGCGTAAGTTTCTTTTCAGGTTCCATATAGGTCTCTCTGGTGGGTTAAAATTCTTCTGAATGTTTATCCAATTTTTCTCGGATAATTTGATCCACAAGTTTTATGCCTTCCAGACGGCCCATAAGAAAACGGTAGCGTTCCATGTCAGTGATAGAGCCATTAAGCACTATCGCCTCGGAGTCTTCCTGTAATTTCCTAACCTCTTTCAATACGCTTTCAGCGAATTCAAGCATGGTCGTTTTTCCATGAAAGCAGACAGTTTAAAGCCACCGTCTGGGGGCATACTTAGTAAATTTTTACTGGGCGGTTACCGTCACGTTTTTTAACGGTTCTTACTGCCCCGCCGGACTTCATCTTTTTAGATTTACCGGCTTTATTTAAGGCAATAGCTACAGCTTGTTTTTTGGCTGCAGCTTTGTTCTTGGGTTTACTGGCGCCTATTTTACCCTTTTTTCCATAGGTTCCAACTAGTTCACCTATGTTTTTACTAATTATTTTACTACTAGACCCTTTTTTAAGAGGCATTACCTGCCTCCTTGTTTAGGGGCATTAATCCTTTCTCTAGCAACATTCGCCCTTTCTTGAGCTATTTTTTCTTGGGACTGAATTCTAGCTTGAGCCGACTGGGCATTTTCAGCAATACGCGCCTGCTCATTTTTGATCCCTTCTTGCTTAAGCGCTATTTCTGCTTGGTCTTTAGCCGCTCGTTGCTCTAGCTCCTTAGCTTTAAGCGCTACCACTGGGTCTTCACCTGTTCCTTCGCCAGAAAGTTCCGCCTGCATGGCTTTCATTTCCATCATACCTTCAGCAACTTTGATTGAAATCATTGCCTCGCGCTGAAGTTCTGAGACCATGCTGTCAGGGTCGGCACCGTATTCTTTAAACAGGTCTGCTTCCGCCCCTTCTTCGGCCTTTAAACGAATGTGGTCTAAGATGTGTTTTTGAAGTGAAGAAGCCCCTAAAGGGTTAGATTGCATAAGAGGAGACATGCCCATCATCAAGTGAGAGGCAATGTGTGCATCGTGCTGCTGCCCGGCAAAAGCTTTTAGCGTCTTGCTGTCTGCCGCATCAGAGTTTTCACTTGCAGGGTCTTTAGGTAACTGGTTGGTTTCCATTCTCAAGATGCCATCAATGTCTCGGACGTTCATGGCCTGATAGACGCGGTGGTAAGCCTCGTACATATTGTGCATTTGAGGCGCACTTTGGGCTAATTGCAATTGAGCCTGCGCCAAGGTAATGCGTTGAGCCGCAGAGAATACATTTGGGTCCGCTATGGGCAATATGGCGACCATATGGGTGAAATCATCGCGTTTTATGCAACGAGAAGCGCCCGGAACATCATACGGGTACTCGTCTGGCAAGAACTGACCGAATCCTGCCGCTAACATCTCGAATTCTTGCGTCTGAGCGTAGTAAAGGCGCTTGTGTATGGCAGAGGTAACGATAGAGCCGCGCTCCAACAGCGCAAGCGTAGTGCCTACAGCGGCTTGTTGGTTAGAATCACCAACTTGCATGTCTGCAGTGCTTGCAAGGCGCTTTCCGGCGTCTACGGTGAAGCCCAGAAGCGTAAATAGGGTTTGGCTTGGCTCTTTGTAAGGCAAAGGTAGCAGTGAACCGCTTAACTCGGCGCCACCGGCGTCAATATCCCGCCATTCGCCCGGCTGAATGGGATTATCATCGTCAGCAATCCGTGCACCCTTTGCTTTAAAGCCCGCAGGAAGGTTGGAAAGCGTGCCTGCGTCAAGAAGTTGACGCAAAGCGGCCGTTGCAGTCTTACTTAGGCCACCAATCAGGTGAACAAAACCCAAACCGTAAGCGCCGGGGCCCTCAATCAGCACATAATGCACAAAATACTCGCGACGACGCTTTAATTCGTCATCTTCTAACCAATTTCTGCGTATTCCGACCACCTGACCGCTGTTTTCGTCAATCGTAACAACGTAAGGCAGCTTAATTCCTGTCTCGTTGTTCTTTTCGTCCACATCCTCAAAGCCAAGAAGGTCCAAATCAACCTGAAACTCTAGCAAAAAGACTTCTTCAGGCTCGCCGCTTGAAGTTAGGCCTGTCACTCGATCTATTGCATATCTGATCTGGTCCCCACCGACAGGGTCATTCTCTGGATCGACCACTACGTCGAGGTATTCACCTGCAACAACGCGCTTTCTGAACTCATTTGAGTCCATCGATATGCGGTGGGTAATTCTTGGGCACTGAGAAATGACGCTTGACCCGTTGTAAGGGATATAGAGGTCGTCAGGAAGAACCAAACGACTAACCATACGACCCAATTGTTCATCATAATAAACCTTTTTAAATGCAGAACCGCCGTATCCGACGTAAAATAGTAATTGATCGAACTCCGGCGTGTATTCTTTCATCACCGACGTGATTTGATAGTTCATAAAGTCCTGCACGCGCGAAGCCTGTTGGACCTTATCGATGGTTTCCTTGCCTAGAGTCTCAGTGCGGACAGGGCCGCCTGCGGGCATAAGTTCTTTAAACGCTTGCGACTGGAACTGGATTACCGCTTCAGTCAGCATTGGGTGTACTGCGCCTGCAGCACCACGGAACGGTCGCGTGCGGTCCTCAATCTTAAGACCTAATAGGTCCATTCCCTTGGCGTACATCTGCTCCCAGTCCTGCCTAGAGGCCTTGTCTGCATCAAACAGGGCAAGTAGGTCCGAGGAAATATCATTCAGCTCGGTTTCGTCAATAACCTCGGCAAGGTTGCTGTAGAACTCAACGTCGTTTTCTTGGTTAACTTCAATAACGGCGCTGCCATCCTCCTCGAGAATGATCTCAATATCCGGCTCCTGTTCTCCCATCATTTCAATGATGTCAGTTACTGGAGCCAGATTTACGACTTTATCTATTGGCATGTCGTTTTCCTAGAAGTATTTGCGGTTATCGTTATGTACGCGTTCTACTGAACCGCCACGCTTAAAATATCTTTCGCCGGCCGGTGTCTTTACCAAGTGTTCTGGGCTTTCTACCGGTATGGTCTGCGGCTTTTTGGCCAAGACTAATGGGCCTACTTGTATCACTTGCTTCGCTGACTTAACGGGCATACCGTCAGTCTTTTGGTAGAAATAACTGTGACGGAAAGGATTCATTCCAACCTCAACCCAGTCAGGGTCGTTGGTCCTAATAATCTCTTCGGCCATCGCCTTTACGTTTTCAGGAGGGCGATTTTCCCACGAGCCGTATACTCTAGCAATGGTGCTCTTACTTGCCGGCTTGCCGCTTGGCATTTCACCTGCCGCAATGTTCAGGCCGCCTTTAGCACTAGACTTAAACTCAACATCATTGAGTACAGCCGCTTGTCCGTAGCCTATGGCCTCTCCACCTGACTTAGTGCCATCGTGCAAAGAGACTACCCACGTGTCGTATGACTCGTAAGCAGGGATGTCTAGTCGGGATGCTACAGGAGTGCCGTCAGGTATGTCCACGTTTACCCCCACAATACCTGCTGATTTCTCTGGGTTTTTAGTCAGAGCCATCGCAATGTCTTCAAGGGTAGGCATTTGTTGTACCGCGGCTAGCGGCTTGATTGGCTGAAACTCCCGAACAATCTCTTGGTATTCTTCGGTGCTTATCTTTCCTTCACGTAACTGTTTTGCGGCTTCTTGGACCTCGGGGACCCGAGTTTGTTTAACGCCAGAATGGGTAGAGCGCCACTGAGTTTGAGTATCCTCAGTAATGCCTAGCTGCTTTTGGGCGTCTTGGAGGGACCCAGATTGCGTATTCCTTCCGCCATTGCTGCTCGGAACTGCTTTTTCCGCGCTTCCAGTTCGGGGCTTCGTATCACCTTTGATGGCTTCATAGAGCTTTTGGTCGATTTTGTTGGCTGCATAGTATTCATCCACTACCTTTAAGCTTTCTGTTAACGCGGTATCATAATCCATCTCACTTAGATTATCCACAGTTGTTAAGAACTGCTCGCCTCTACCGCCTTGGTTGTTCCATATCTCGATATTTACTCGAGGATCGTCCGCATATTTTTCCGCCATTTTCTTGATAGAAGACCGCGCATCACGGTGAGCGTCCAAAAATACCTTTAAGGGCACAGGACGGCCTTCGTCAATCGCTCTATCTAACATTTGAGTTATAGCTTTCTGAGGGTCACGGTCGATATAAACAATTTCTACATCTTTATTTGAGTTTAATGCAAGGTCTATCTGGCCTACAGACTTGTCAAACTTAGCCAGTGTGCCGTCCATGACTAGATCAGCCGCATCTTCTGCGGCATCCGACAGGCCTGCCGATTTACCTGAGGCAGGGCCGCCCCCTGTAAATACCCATACGCCCTCTTGGCCCATGTCTTCAACAAGGCGCTGCTGATAAAGCACTTTGTTCATGGCACTCGCAGGTTCATGCACGTTCTGTGCACGTGAGCGGTCAGCAAGATAATCAGGACTTAGCTCTCGCCATAGGTCCGCGTTCAGAATCTTTCCACCTTTGGTCTTGGGGATAAGCTTGTACTGCTCAATCGCAGCCTGCGGGTCCGCGGCTATCTGCTCGTTAAAGCGAACAGCGATAGGATCGTTTACTACAGCAGGGTCCGTTCTTAGTTGTTCGGCCGGGTAGACTGTAGGGGCGGGGGCTTCTGGCGCTTTGGTTGCGACCGGAGCTATCTCATCCAACATCTTCGAGGACTGAGTCGCGGCCTCTGCGCCCGCTTTTGCAGTGCGCTTAGCGCCTCTTGCGGCCATCCCCATCAAAGGCACTGTACCGGCCATGGACAACGTAACTAACTGCTCGTACATCTTAG